CACGACGCCACACTAGGCCACGACGCCACGACGCCACGACGCCACGACGCCATGCCATGCCATGCCATGCCATGCCACGACGCCACGCCACGCCATGCCACGACGCCACGCTAGGCCACGCTAGGCGTTTAGCGTTGGGGGTGATAGGTGGGGTTAGTAGGCCGCCACCGCCATGCACCTTTCACCTATACCGCCACGCTAACCAACCCCAACGCCACCGCCCAACCCACCAATAGCTATAAGCTAATAGCGTTTAAACGCCTTACAACCCGCTATAAGCCGCGTGGCTACTGGGCTAGCGGCCGGTGGCTTGATGCGGTTCGGGACGCGGCGACGGGGGCGGGGGCGGGGGGCGGGCGCGCGGTCTCGGAACTGTTACGGGTGCCTCCCAGATACAAAAAATAGCAAAATTGAAAATAGCAAAATTGCAAAACTACAAACGTTACTAAAAACGCGGCTAAAAAATGTAAAGAAGACAACTTATAACTAAAAAATTAAAAAAGGTTAGTAATTAGTAATGTAAGTAATAAGGGCTGGTATAAATAAGCACAAAACCTTGCTTTGTGGACGTTTACAGCGTTTTTGGTCTATAGTCTGCGTAGTGCGAACGGGTAAAACGTAGGAGTTCCGATATGCCGGCGATGAAGTCTGTTGAACGCGTTGAAAAGCAAATGGCGAAACAGAAGAAGCAAGCGGAAGAGAAGAAGGCCGCTATTGCTATACATAAGTTGAAGAATGATTTGGTAGGGGACGTGCGTGTTAGTCACGTCGTCAACACGATTATGAACGCTGCGTTGGATGACGAGCATAAGCACCAAGCCGCCGCGTGGAAGTTGTTAGTTGACCGCATCCTGCCGCAGTCAGTGTTTGAGCAGGAAGTTAGCACTGGACAGGCGCGTAACGCTATTCAGATTAACATTTCGACCGTAGGCTCACCCCAAACTAGCGTTATTGATGGCGAGATTATCGACGATGAATGAGTATTCTATTGGTTACGTAGCCGACGCGGCGGATAATGGCAATTACGTGACGATCCTGACTGTACCTACTGGCTACGTGGCTAAGGTGTCGTATTTTCTTGCCGCGGCGACCGGTACGACCACAATCGACGCTAAGTGGTCGGACGGGACGGACATTGTGTTTCTTCATGCGAAGAATATGTCTGCCGGTGATCTGATTGAGTTTGGCGGGGATGGTAAGTGGTTGGTTATGCGAGAAGGTGACTCTATGCAGGTCAAAGCCTCCTCCGCCAGTGTAAACGTCATTGCTAGCTATATTTTGATGAGGGACATCTAATGCCACAACCCGCCGGACTAGAACTGTCGATGCTGCGAGACTTATTAGCCGCGTCCGAACGCGGTGAGATTTCGCCCGAGACCCTTAACCGTTTTCTCTCGCCCCAAGAGGCCGCGCTCACGGCTGACTTCACCCCCGTGGTTGGGGATGTTAAGGCGTTGGCCTATGACCTCCCGCAGAACCTTCAGAAAGGTGACTATGGTTGGGCGGCGGTTGATGCACTGTCTGCACTACCTGTCGTGGGTATGTTGGGTGATGCGGCTAAAGCGGCAAGAAAAGCTAAACGAGCTGCGGACACGGCCGATGTGTCTAAGTTTATTGACGATTTGTACACAGAGTTTCCTGAATTCCCGTACCGAGAAAATGCGTTTTTTATACCGCTAGAGCAGAAACCTTCCGGTGAAGTGACGGATTTTGCAGAGTTTGTGATACTCCCTGACGATTCGATGAACCCACGGACTATCTATGTGGATTGGGTTAGCGCCGCACCGCAACGAACAGGCAACGGCACTAAGGCTATGAAAGAGCTTATTAAACGCGCTGAAGCGGCTAATCTTAACATCCGTTTACAGCCTTACGACAAAGGCCGCACCTCTAAAGCCGCGCTAAATAAATTCTATAAAAAGTTAGGGTTTGAGAAAGGATCGGGCGACAGTTTGATCTATAAAAGCGGCAAATAATGGATCTTGATATTCAACTACTGCCTTGGCAGCAGCAAGTTTGGGACTCTCAAACGCGGTTTAAGATCGTGGCGGCGGGACGCCGCTGTGGTAAATCTCGCCTTGCGGCGTGGCTGTTGATTGTGAACGCTTTGCAGACCGATAGGGGGCATGTGTTTTACGTCGCGCCGACGCAAGGTCAGGCTAGGGATATTATGTGGCAGACGCTACTTGAGATTGGCCATCCGGTCATTAGTGGCGCGCATATTAATAACTTGCATATTAAACTCGTTAATGGCGCTCAGATAAGCCTAAAGGGCGCTGACCGACCAGAGACCATGCGTGGGGTGAGTCTGAAGTTCCTCGTGATGGATGAGTATGCGGACATGAAGCCAGAAGTGTGGGAGCAGATTCTGCGCCCCGCGCTAGCTGACCAAAAAGGCCATGCCATGTTCATCGGGACGCCGATGGGACGTAACCATTTTTATGATCTGTACACGTATGCCAGATTAAAGGACGATTCTAGCTACGAGGCGTGGCACTTTACGTCTTACGATAACCCGTTACTTGACCCTGAAGAGATCGACGTGGCTAAAAAGTCGATGTCGAGCTACGCCTTCCGTCAGGAGTTCATGGCGAGCTTTGAGGCGATGGGCAGTGAGATGTTCAAAGAGGATTGGGTTAAGTTTGATGAGGCCGGTGAGGATGAAGAAGGGGATTACTATATCGCCATCGACTTAGCGGGTTTTCAGGATGTCAGTCAGAAGAAGAAAAAAAGCCGCCTAGATTCGACGGCAATATGCGTGGTCAAAGCGAACGAAAGGGGATGGTTCGTTCAGGAGATCATTCACGGACGTTGGACGCTTGACGAAACTGCGGTCAAAATCTTTAACGTCGTGAAAAAGTATAGACCAGTTTCGGTAGGAATCGAGAAAGGAATTGCAAAACAGGCCGTAATGTCGCCGTTAACGGACATGATGAAGCGCCATACGTTCTTTTTCAGGGTGGAAGAGCTAACCCACGGCAACCAGAAGAAGACGGATCGCGTTATGTGGGCGCTGCAAGGGCGGTTTGAGAACGGCCTGATACGTTTAAACAAAGGCGAGTGGAACACCGTGTTCTTAGATCAGTTGTTCCAGTTCCCTGATCCTTTAACCCACGATGACTTAGTGGACGCGCTCGCGTATGTGGATCAATTGGCCAAAGTGGCATATAGTGGTAACTGGGAAGAATTAGACGATTTCAACATAATTGATTCGGTGGCGGGGTATTAACGTGGATGTTGTAGAAACTAAACAGTGTACGCACTGCGAAGAAATTTTCCCGTTAGTTAACTTCCATAAAAACTCCGGCATGGCGTCAGGCTACTTAAATCAGTGCAAAAACTGTACTAACGCTAAGAGTAAGCAATGGAAATCCGACAATCGCGGCAGTAGTACAGTCTACGATCAAAAAGCCCGTGAAAAGCACTCCACCGTTCGTGAACTAATGTCTGATCAAGCGTACAAAGCCGCTTTTGGTGAGGACATTACGTGTACAGTGTGCGACAAAACTAAAAGTTTTACTGAGTTTAAAAAAGACTCCCGCAAAAAATCAGGGCGAGCGTCTATTTGCAAAGTGTGCGCGTCCGCCTATTCACACAAGCGCTACCACAATCAACCCCCTGTTTATGACGCGGCTAAACGCCGAGCTAAGATTGTCGCGGCTTACGGATTGACCCTAGACGACTACGACACTATCTACCAAGAACAAGACGGTAAGTGCAAAATTTGCTCCATCGAAGAGAAATACGCGGCTAAAGGGCGTTTCCATATTGACCACTGCCATGACACAGGCGTTGTTCGTGGTCTATTATGTTCACATTGCAACAAAGGTTTGGGGATGTTTCGCCACAACCAAGAATTTCTATCCGCTGCGGTAAACTACTTGGCGGAATTTAACGATGAGGAATAGTCGTGGTTAATTTTGACGATGAACCGTTAATGATTGCTGAGTCATTAGAAGGTTGGGTAGGTAGCAAAGTAGAAGAATGGCGCGACCATTTTGAAGCGAATTACTCGCAGCGGTTCGATGAATATTACAATCTATGGCGCGGACGTTGGACGGCTGAATCCAAAACCAGAGAGTCAGAAAGGTCGCAAATTATTTCCCCCGCTTTGCAGCAAGCGGTCGAGTCTTCGGTCGCTGAGATGGAGGAAGCGACGTTTGGCCGTGGCAAGTGGTTCGATATTCGCGACGATTATCAAGACCAAGAGCCGCAGGACGTAGCGTTCTTGCGTAAGCAGTTAGACTATGACTTTAAAAAATCCAAGATTAGAAAGCAAGTCGCCGAGTGTTTGATTAACGCAGCGGTATTCGGCACAGGTGTGGCCGAGATTGTCTTGGAAGAAGAAAACGAGATGAAGCCCGCCACGCAGCCGATTATGGGCGGCGAGCTTCAGGCGGTCGGGGTGACGATCAACCCCCGTAACTACGTCAAAATGCGCCCCATCATGCCGCAAAACTTCCTGATTGACCCCGTGGCGACTTCGGTCGATGACGCGCTAGGCGTGGCGATTGATGAGTTTGTGAGCCGCCATCAGGTCGAGATTTTGCAAGAGCAAGGCGTTTACATCGACGTAACGCTCGGTGAAGCGCCAACTGACATTGATTTAGAGCCAGACCAAGACTTGACCATGTACCAAGACGACAAAGTGCGTCTGACCAAGTATTACGGCCTAGTTCCTCGCGATATGCTGTACGATTCGGACGCCTTTGACGGCGAGAAAGAAGACGGCGGGTATTATATTGAGGCGATTGTGGTGCTAGGCAACGGCAAATTGCTCAAAGCCGAGGCCAACCCTTACATGATGCAAGACCGTCCGGTGGTAGCGTTCCCTTGGGACGTTGTTCCTAGCCGTTTTTGGGGTCGCGGCATCTGTGAGAAGGGCTACAACAGCCAGAAGGCGCTTGATGCTGAGCTACGCGCCCGTATTGATGCGCTAGCGCTGACTGTACACCCCATGATGGCGATTGACGCCACCCGTATCCCCCGCGGCACACGCCCTGAGATTCGTGCCGGTAAACTACTCCTCACCAACGGTGACCCTCGTGAAGTTTTGCAGCCCTTTAATTTTGGACAAGTTAACCAAATTACGTTCGCTCAAGCGCAAGCACTTCAACAGATGGTGCAATCGTCAACAGGTGCGGCTGATTCTACTGGTGTCGCCGGTCAGATTAACGGTGAGGCGACGGCTGCGGGAATTTCGATGTCGCTTGGCGCAATTATTAAGCGACACAAACGAACCCTAATCAATTTCCAAGAAAGTTTCCTGATTCCTTTTGTGGAAAAAGCCGCGTGGCGCTATATGCAGTTTGAGCCAGAGATTTATCCGGTCTCTGACTACAATTTCTGCGCGACTAGCAGCCTCGGTATTGTCGCTAGGGAGTACGAGGTCACTCAAATGGTGCAACTCCTTCAGACCATGCCGCCAGATTCACCCGCGTACCCGATCCTTATTCAGTCGATCATTGAGAATATGTCGATCAGCAACCGTGATGAGATCATCGCGACGCTGAAACAAGCGCAGCAGCCTGATCCTCAAGCGCAGCAAGCCCAACAGGCCATGCAGCAAACGCAGATGGAGTTCCAACAAGCGCAAACAGCTACGCTACAAGCCCAAGCGGCAGAATCGCAAGCCAGAGCGCAGAAACTTACCGTCGAGGCCGAGCTTGCGCCGCGTGAAGTGGAGATCGACAAGATCAAAGCGGTCAGCGCCAACATGGACAAGGGTGACGGCGATGAAAAAGAGTTTCAGAAGAAGCTACGCATCGCTGAACTGGCGCTGAAAGAGAAAGAGATCAATATTAAACAAGAGTCGGCCAAGACGCAGCGCATGATGGCCAAACAGAAGGCCGAGCAAAACGCTAGAAACGACTCGGCAGCGGACTCCATAGTTTTGAGGTAGTGTAATGGCGATTAACGATATTCAGTCTATTAACTTAATTGACCTTGCGGTTAACGAAATCGAAGCGACTTACGGCGACCGAGTGCGTGTAAACCGCAAAAGTCTCCACAAGTTCGGACGCTTTGAGAGCGTTGGAACTACTGAGACAGATGTCAACTATCTCGGCATCGACCCTGTTCATTCCTCTACTAACTCTATCACCCACTTTAGTTCGACTAATGCGGCGGATAACCAGACCTTGACTGTAGAGGGCTTTGTTATTGTTAATGGTGTGTTGTTTTTCCAAACGCAGGTCATTACCTTAAACGGCCAGACTAAGACAGCACTCACTACCCCATTGTCTCGTGTGTCTCGCATTGCCAACACAGGCAGTATTACCGCTACAGCGGGGGATGTGTACGTCTATGAGGATGGGGCAGTCACTAACGGCATTCCAGACGACTTAGGTACCGTCGGTAACGTGATGGCCGCTACTGAGCAGTCTACGCTGTTCGCAGGAACGTCAATCGCGGGTAATAACTACTTTATCTGCACGGGTTACTGGTCTTACTTAGGTAAGAAGACTGCCGCTTATGCGGACATTCGCTTCAAGA